TACCTAAAAAATATAGGCCTGTTGGCTCTGAACGGATCGATGTTGACGGATATACGTGGGTAAAAGTTGCGGACCCTAAGACATGGAAAATGAAACACGTCATTATCTGGGAAGCAGCTCACGGTCCGGTACCCAAAGGGCATGTGGTGATATTCGCGGATGGGAATAAGCAGAACATCACGCTTGAGAATTTACTGCTGATTTCCCGTCGCGAGCTGGCTGTTATGAATAAAAAAGGACTAATAGCTAATGACGCTGAGTTGACCAAGGCCGGCGTTGTTATTGCTGATATCCATCTTAAGATTGGAGAACGGAAGAAAAAATAGCGCGGAGATGGGGAGAAACCATCCTGCATCCGGGACAACAGGCAAAAGAAAACCGCCTGTGCGACGGTCTAATTAGCTGAAAGGTTATTGTCCTGGATGGGTAATTCTGGTTGAGATACTTTTGCAAGGTAGTATCTTAAAAACATGTAATAGATAATCAAAGAAAATATTCCAAAGATATTCAAAATTAACTCAATGTTATTTGCGTTACGGAAGATGATACCAATAGCTAAAATAAGTACAAAGAATGGAAGAATAAATCGGAGGCTCAATGGAACTCCTAAACAAATCATTCTGTCAATAAAATACCTATTATCTCCTTTAGAATTGACTTCATAACACAAATATGTTCCGATTATTAAAACTCCGATGTCCAATATTGTGAATAAGTCGATTGAATGGGGCAAAGCCACTCCCAGTATGCTTATAAACAAGTAATACTTTAGTTTTTCTTTTTCGGATACCTTATCTTCTCGTAAATCCTGCACCAACGCATTGATATTCCAAAGATACACAAAAAACACTCCTTTGTAGATAGAATGTGATTGTATAACATATTCGGGTATTTTTGGAAATTACCTGCATGGTTTAGGTAAAGCTGGATGGTGTGAAACCAAGATATTAACAAATAGTTACAGGGAGGAAGAAAATTGAAAGAATTAGATAATTTGCTGACACAATGGAACCAGGCGATGCAAAGAGAGTTTAAGTCCGATCCGGAAACAGTTATTCTGTTGGGTGATCAGATCCTTTTGGGCAACCGCATCATATCAGCGCTTCAAGCCCAGAATACCAATCTGAAAAATTTCATTAAGCATCTTCAAAGCGAAGACCGTGAGACATTAGAACCCTGGCTCGCCCAATATGACATCCCGTATGATTGCGCCTGGCGCGACGCGATCGACGAGCTGATTCATGGCACCGAGAGAGAGGACGACCTAGCCATCCAGTTTTTCAACGCTTTGAACGATGCGGGCGTCAAATATCGTATTTCTACTGATGGTAGCATGGATTACCCTAACGAAGAGGAGAAAGCCAAAGGTGAGGCTATTCTGGCCCGCATTGAGGAAGGCATACAGCGCTGCCGGGTCTGCGGCTGCACTGATGACCGCGCGTGCCCGGGCGGCTGCTACTGGGTGGAAACAGACCTCTGCAGCGCGTGTGTGGGGCTGGAGGGGGAAAAATAAAAGGCCGGCACCAGCCAGCCTTAAACACTATCGGTTTTTCATATCATCGTCGTTGTCTGGTGTGTGCTTCATAGCTGGTTGTGATACTAGCCGTTGATCACTAAATAAAAATTTGATACTCCAAAGACCAGCTAATCCAACTAGTGAATATACTGCCCGACTAAGCCATGACTGTTGACCACCAAAAATTGCGGCAACCAAGTCGAATTGGAATAAACCAACTAATAACCAATTGAGCGCACCGACAATAACTAATAATAATGCAATTTTATCCAAAGTTTCAACTCCTTTCTTGCATTAGTATGGAATTTACGAGTTACCTTTATGCAATTTAAGAATGATGACAAACTGGCAAACGCGCCGAAGGAGGCCGACCATGAGCGCTAAAGCATTAAAAGACGGAGAACCTTGTAATCATCCTGGTTGTTTCAATCATATAACACATCCTTGTGAAGGATGCGGCAGGATTGGAGGAGTAGGGAAGGAGCGTGACTAATGGAATCACCTGAAACAGCCAAAATCCGAAAAACCATAGAAGACTTGGCCGCAATCGTCCGCACCTTGCCGGTGATAATCGAAACCCTAAACGACGAAATCACCCGCTGCGAGGCGGCGATCATGGATATCGACCACTGGCTAGAGCTCAATGACTTCCCGGCCCGGGTCGGCAGCCGGATGTCGAAGCGAATCAAGGAGCTGCGTTTAAAGCGTCGGGATATCAAAGACAACCTGATGATCCTGACGCCGATCCACGAGTTTTTGCTGGCGCATAGCGCGGCCTTTAAGCATATGGACAAAATGCGCGGCGAGGTCCGAAAAAAGGTTGCTTACGTGAATGGCGAGCGGAGTTACACGCCGCGGGTGCTGCATGAGTTGTTTGGAGTGGAGCCGCCGGCGAGCAGTATGTCGATGGCGATGAAGAGGGCGGAAGGGTGAAGAATTTACGCTTGAGATACTCGAACTCATTTACCCACATGAAGGCACATTTTATTTTGAAAGGCAGTGATGATAAGCATGTGGCCATTTAGTCAGCCAAAATGTCCGCATTGCAAGGGGAAGAACCTATACTTAAAAAGGACTTCTCCAGCAGAAGTATATGGCTGTCGCGATTGTGAGAAGAAAATCCGATATATGCGTGATTGTGGCATGACAAATGAGCAAATAAAAAAACTGTATAAATAAAGGGCGGTTCGCGCCGCCCCACCATCTTTTACATATCGGGAGGGTAGTGCATGAATAAAGAGCAAGTCATAGAAATTGCAGTAGCAGCTGCCCTGGAATGGCAAAAAAAGCAGCAACAGAAACAGAATAAATTTCGGCACGATAAACGACTTAGGAATACTCGCCTGCTTTTAAGACACTATCCGCTACTTAAGGAGCACTGTGAAAAGGCCGTTTACACTGAACTTGAGAATGCTAATGCCGTTGATATTCTTGATGACGTTGACGGTTATGATGGGAAAACGTATATTGAGGCAATTAAGCGTTCAATTACTAGAACCAGTATCATTATTCGGCACATTGATACCATGCTAGAGATTTACGAACTTTATTGCCAGAAATCACGGCATGAGGAGGATCGGCGACGTTTTCGGATTTTAAAGGCAAAGTATTTTGAGGGTATTGACATGTCAGTTATCCTTGAAAAAGAGGGTATAGAAGAACGGACTTATTACCGCGATATGCGCGATGGAGTCAGTAAACTAGGGAGTCTAATTTTCGGAATCGACAGCTTAATGGATGTTTCGTGACGTGTCAGAAAGATGGCAGTGACGTGAGAATTTATCCGTGCTATAATGATATTGTGAAATGAGTGTTTAATTTTGAAAGCCGCCTGGAGTAGGCGGCTTTCGTCATGTGCCAGACAAAATGGTCAGCAAAACAATTTAACAAACACTTAATCGTGTTTTAACAACAAGAGAATATCTTTAGGGTAAAATAAAATCAAAAATTGCTGCGCTGACTTGACTGAATCTTGCAGGTACGGCAAAGCAATTCATATATATTTATCAAGGTTGTAAAGCCTTATCATAACCGAGTGACCGAGTGTGTCACCGGTGCAAGCCGTTCCTGTACGCGGGGCGGCTTTTGTTATGCGTCTTAAAGAAGGAATTTGTTTCCTTTGACGGGAATGTTGTTACAAGCATATTTCGGTATAGGACGTGAATTGATGAATTCGTTAATAACTTCGCTGCCATGGTATTTTTGGTTCGTATGGGGGGTTCTTGGAATAGGAGTGTTTTTAAAATATGCCATTTGGCCCAGAAAGAATACACCTCCAGTTCCTTTTATGTGGAAAGTATCATGGGTAATCTGTATGCTTATGTCATTTCTTGTAATAGCAACTAGTTTTATTGATGGTACTGGCCTTTATAAAGAATATGACCATTTTATAGGACAGGTAACAGTGCCTTCAATATTGTTACTATTTTTAACATTATTTATTGGTGGCTATCAAATAAGTCAGCGACCAGGATTTGACCCTAGAAAAAGAAGAATATTGTATGTCCAGGCTATTGTATGTATTATATGTATACTCGTTTTAATGTGTTTAATGGGACCGTTCGTATGGGATCGGTACTACAAATAAACTAGGAAATATCTAAATGAGTCTCAGGAATCTGGCGAAAGACCAGGTAAATAATAGGCCACTAACGTACGCTGGCGGCAATTGCTTAAAGGAAATAGATTCCCTTTGTCGAAGAAGATAATAAGAAAATGGTGGAAGGCGGTTATTGTGATGAAAAGAAAATTTATTGGAGTTTTTACTCTATTAGTATTAGTCATGACTTCAATGTTTTCGATAGTTGGTGCTAACGAGCGTACAACTGCTACTTTCCGGCTGGGTTCGGTATCTCTTCCGACTGGGTTTGCTAAAGAGCATTCTGGTGAGATATTAATGGTAACTATAAAAATTAGCATAGCTCAGGAAGGCGTACTGAATGGTGTCGAGGTTGTTAAAAGTTCTGGAATTGAAATTCTAGATAATGCAGTAATTGACGCGGCAAGAAGAGGTCAATATAGTCCAATCTATGATAAAGATGGTAAGGCAATCGAACAGTCACTTATTCTTCCGTTAAAATTTGATTTTACACAAAAGGCTTCAGAGGCTAAAGAGACAAGATAATTTTTGAAAGTGAATGTAATAAAAAATTAGTCTTTATATCTAAATTTATCTAATGATTGCTAGTTATATAAACGAGAGCCGCAAGGCTCTTTTTCATGTCCCAAAATTACCTATCAGGGCCGCTGGCTGGTCCCTCCTTTCCGGTTGGCGGCCAAAATATATGGCAAAATGAACGGTGAGAGCCTATTGTGCACTGTCTCTGGGTTGGCGGTTCTCCAATTGTCCTGAAGGATATTATCGCCATTTAGCGAAATATAATATGATATACTAATATTATACAGGTGATAGTATGCTTAATTGGTTTTTAAATTTAAATTGGGAATTATTTGTTAAGTTTCTTGGGACTATTCTCTCTTGGCCAGTTATTGTTCTCATACTTGGGTTGAGTTTCTTGGTATACTATAAGCAAGCGCTTACAGAGCTTTTACAAAGACTGCAATGTGGTACGTTACCTGGAGGTGCAAGGATTGAACTAGCGCCATATCAAAATAATCAAGTGAACTCAGAAACGATTAAGAATGGACCGGTTTTTGTTGGAGAAGAAGCCCCAAAAACTAGGGAAGGATGGATAGCTTGGATTAAGAAAAATCCTGAACGCGCTTACGAAATGGGTACGAACCTTGAACTCATGATAGCGCATGAAAAGGTAATGAATATGATTTACGGAACCCAACTTAGATTACTGGATTGCTTAGCAGGAAACTCTAACGGAATAGATTATAATTTGACGCGAGGCTTTTATTTCCAGCATTTGCATGTTGCGCCCGGATCAAAATACCCGGAAAGTGATTATTACGGTTTTTTATTAAGAACTGAATTAATAGCAATGGACAATAACAAAGTTTTTATAACTCCCAGAGGTATTAGCTTTTTAGATTACATAAAGCCAATATACCCTAATTATTTATCTAAATCTTTTTAAAATATAGCGCCTTAACGGCGCTTTTCTTATGCCTAAATGCCAAGAAGGTGACCACCATGCTCCACTGCAACCAAACCGACCGACGGTCCAACGACGCTGCCCAGCTACTCTGCCAGACCGAAGCCTACCTGGTTGACAGGCGGTGCATCACTTTCAAGCGACGGCCGCGGGAACCGTCATATCGGGAGCTTATGCGAACGGAGCTGCCGGTGGCGCCCAGGGAGCGGCGATGCCAAAATAATAAAGTGACGAATTTAGCGAGGTGAAATGATGGTTATTGACGATGTAATTATCCAAGCCGATGAAGCTATATCAGAATCAGAAATCCGGCAAATTCTGGCCGAGGAGCGCATAGCGTGGTTGGCCAAGAGCAAGACATTAGGCCGGATGGAATTGACGTTGGACGGTGACGAAATCGTAATAAAAGCCTTCGAGCGATCACCGATCAAGCGTATCCGGCGTATTACCGGTTATCTTAGCACGGAGGACCGGTTTAACACGGCGAAGCAGGCGGAACTGGGCGACCGACGGGCGCAGGTGTAACGAATGGAGTATTTATCCTGGGGTATCGCAGCTGCCGCTTTACTCGGTACCTGGCTCAATATACAAAAAGACCGGCGCTGCTTCGCGATCTGGTGTTGTACAAACGGATTCTGGGCAATTTACGATGCCGGGCATGGACTTTATGCTCAGGCTTTTTTATTTGCCTTGTATTTTGGCATGGCTGTGTTTGGGCTGATACGCTGGAAAGACAGTTAAAAATAATTCAGTTTTTATTATCGTGTGGGGGTGGTGACAGGTGTAAATGTCGGAAAAACATGAATTAGCCAAGCAGGACTATCTTGCTGGTATGAAATACCAGGATATTGCAGACAAATACGGCGTGTCGCTGAATACCGTGAAGTCGTGGCAGAAGCGCTATGGCTGGAGTCGTAAGGCAAAGGGTGCACCCGAAACCGAAAAAGGGTGCACCCAAAATGAAAAAAGTGTGCACCCGAAAAAATGCGGCGCCCCCAAGGGAAACCAAAACGCCAAAGGACACGGCGCGCCCCGCGGTAATAAAAATGCAGTCGGCAATAAGGGCGGTCCGCCGCTCGGCAGCAAGAATGCCTTGAAGACCGGAGAGTTTGAAACCATTTGGTTCGACACGCTGACGGAAGAGGAGCAGGCGCTTTACGGCGCCATCAATACCGATACGCTGGCACAGGTTGAAGAGGATATTCGACTGATTACCCTTCGCGAACGTCGGATGATGGAGCGCATTAAAAAGCTGATGGACGGCCTGACGGAAAAAGAGCGTAAAGTGCTAACTGAATTACGGGAAGAAAAGCAGGTAGTTGAGCTATATGATGAAAAAACGGCTTCCAGTAAGAAGATTATAGTTCCCGTACCTAGGTTGGTTATTACCGAAATCACTGAAACAGAATGTCGGGCGATTGATGATATTCTGAGGATTGAAGAAGCATTAACCCGGGTGCAGCAGCAAAAGGCTAAGTTTATTGCCTTAAAGCAAGATATTGAAGCGGCAAGCAAGGCGAATGGCGGTTCAGGTAGCGGTACCACGGTTCAAATCATCGACGACATAAGCGGTGACGGACATGTTACAAGTTAAGCTTTCTGAGCGAATCGCCGCCAGTTTTCGCGAAATCCATAATGATATAAAACAATATCGTTTTACCCATTATTGGCTCAAAGGTGGGCGAGGCAGCACCAAGTCATCCTTTACCAGTATCGAAATCATTCTTGGAATGATGAAAGATCCACTAGCTAATGCCATGGTGGTACGCAAGGTTAAAGAAACGCTGAAAGATAGCGTGTTTGAACAGTTGGTCTGGGCAATTGAGGTTCTGGCCGTATCCGATTCATGGCATGTCAAGCATAGCCCAATGGAAATTACCTATTTGCCTACTGGTCAGAAAATCTTGTTTCGTGGTGCGGACAAGCCAAAGAAGATTAAGTCGGCGAAAGTATCCAAAGGATATTTTAAGTTTATTTGGTACGAGGAAGTCGATGAATTCAGCGGCATGGAAGAGATCCGCATGATTAACCAGTCTCTGATGCGTGGTGGTAAGCATTTCATTGTGTTCTATACCTATAACCCGCCCAAATCTGTTCGAAACTGGGTTAATCAAGAGGTTCGCATTCACCGATCAGATCGAAAAGTACATCATAGCAGTTATTTGTCTGTTCCCCGGGAGTGGCTTGGGGAACAATTTTTAATCGAAGCTGAACACTTAAAAAAGATAAACCCTACTGCTTATGAACATGAATATGGTGGCAAAGTAACCGGTACCGGCGGCGAGGTATTCAGCAATTTGAAGCTGCGACGAATCAGCGATGAAGAGATTGCAGGTTATTATAATATTCGGCGGGGCATTGACTTTGGTTATGCAATCCACCCTTTCCATTACGGTGTGATGCATTACGATAGAACACGGAACCGGTTGTATATTTTCTTTGAAATCCACAAGGTGCAGCTCAGCAATCGCAAAGCAGCTGTTCTTATACAAGAAGAAAATTTATTTAACAAGCAGGTTACTGCAGATAGTGCCGAGCCTAAATCTATTGCCGAGCTTAAGGGATATGGGTTAAGGATTAAGGCCGCCAAGAAAGGGCCGGACAGTGTAGAATACGGGATTAAATTTCTTCAGGATATGGAATTGATAGTTATTGACCCTGAGCGCTGCCCTAATACTGCCAGGGAATTCTCTAATTACGAGTTGGAAAAAGACGCGCATGGCAATTTTAAAGCCGAATTTCCGGATAAAGGCAACCATAGCATTGATATGACCCGTTATGCACTTGAAGATGAAATGTCTCGGAAAATTAAACTTAAATCCGGAAAGGTCGATTACTAAGGAGGTGAAACATATATATGAATGAGCTTGAAGATGATTTTTTATTACCTGAGGAAAATACACCTCAAAATGAAGAGGACAACATATTGCCTCCTAAACCGACAATGCCGCCAAAAGCAAGAGAAAAACCAATGGTTATCCCGTACGAATCCATCACGGACAACTATCAATTGCTGGAAGACGCGTATGCCGGCAAAGGCGGGTTCCTGACAGGAGAATACTTGGTACCACATGTGCGGGAAACACCGGATAAATATGGTCGCCGTAAAGCCCTCAGCTATTATCCCAACTATGTTAAAGCTGTCGTCAAATCGCTGGTTAACCCTATATTTCGCAAGGATGCTAAGCGGGATTGGGAGGGTAAAGATCTTGGCAGCCAGCTATTCTCCCGGTTCCAGGCGGACGTGGATAAAAAAGGAACGGCGATCAAGAAGTTTATGAAAAAAGCACTTAAAAAGGCAATGCTGCATGGCGTCTGTTTCATCGTAGTCGATAATGCCATTGACCAACCCATAAACTTAAAAGATGCGATGGACAAGCGCGCCTTTCCTTACGCTTATCTGGTTATGCCCAGGCAGGTTAAAAGTTATCAATGCAATGATGATGGTATATTGACGTCGATCACTTACGAAACCTATTCGCGCCAAATGAACGGTGGGGCGAAGTCCAATGAAACTACCCGCTGGACCTGGACAGAAACAGATTGGAAAAGAGAAAAAAACGGCAAAACCCTAGAACAGAGTCATGACCTCGGTGTTGTTCCTGTTATTCCACTTCTTGGGACAGATGCTGATGACGGTGATATGTTGCCTGTAGGGGATCTGTTAGCAATCGCTAGGATTAACCTGGCGATCTTTAATTTGTGCAGTGAACTGCGGGAGTTGCTGCGCAATCAAGCATTTTCTATTCTTTGCATGCCGGTTACAGAAGCAATTGATAGCGAAAGCCTGGGCGAACTAACCACTGGCACAGAGAACGCACTAAACTTCGACGGGAATGGCAGCGCACCGCTGTTTATCACGCCATCAGCTGAGCAGGCCGCGTTTATGCAGAGTGAAATCAGCCGCTTGGTTGATGAGATTTACCGGACTGCGACATTGAGCAGCGTTGTCGGCGTGCAGCAAAAAACGTCAGGGGTAGCCAAGCAGTGGGACTTCGAAAACACCAACCAGTCCTTGAGCGATATGGCCGATAATTGTCAAAATGCAGAGATGCGCATGGCATTCCTTTTCGAAAAATGGACAGGCAGCAACGTGGGATATGTTTGTGTCTATCCCGATGATTTCGGGATTGTGGATATTGCTGAGGCGCTTGACGAGGTTACCAAGGCCCTCGATCTGCAGATTGGTGGATTGTTTGAAAAAGAGGTCAAGAAAAAAGCAACTGCCGTTTATCTCAATGACCTGCCAGAAGACCGCTACGATGCTGTTATGGAGGATATCGACAGCCAGACTGAAGAAGCGCAGCGAGCAGCAGCATTTACTGAGGAAGTGTAAGGCATGGCAGCAGGAAAGAAAAACGATTACCTGGCCAATTTGCTATCTGTTTTG